CATTCTCCTCTTCCAGTGCCTCTACCAGGGTGCGCTCATATTCGTCCGGTACCAGATAGCCGCCCTCGGAATCCGTACCAATCTGCAGCGCATTCACCACAGAGGGCATCGGAGCCTTAGAACGCATCATGTTCCAGAAGTTCTGGCGGTACTCATCGGTGGCGCGGCCGGTCTTAGTCTCCTCCTTGCCGCTCATAGGCTTACCCGTCAGGGGCTTGTTCACAGGGCGGTTCAGTTCCGCTTCCAGCGCCTCCTGACGTTCCTGGCGGGCGATCTCCTTGCCCAGGTCGGTGATCTCCTGCTCCATGCGGGTATAGGCGGCGTCATCCTCGGCGGACAGGACGCCCTTATCGTTTCTGTGGGAATCCAGAAAGGCTTTCGCAGCTTCCCAGGCTTTGGCACGCTTCTCGCGCAGTTCAAGAATCGTCATAGTGGTATCCTCCTTAATGTTTCAAAAGATTGAGCCGCTCGTAGAGACTGTCTACAGAGCGGCCCTTAGGTTTGGAATCTTCGGTTTTCTTAGGGTTGGTTTTACACTTTGCCGCGATCTTATCCATCAGGGAGTTGACCACAGCGGCTTTGGAATACAGCATGGAAACCGCAGGCGGTTCCATGTCCTCCGGGATCTCCGCCCGTGCCAGGACATCATCGGCAAAGCCAAGCTCCACCGCCTTGTTCGCGTCCATCCAGGTTTCCGCGTCCATCAGATGGGACAGCTTGGTGCGGGACAGCCCGGTCTTGATCTCATAGGCGTTAATGATGGAATCCTTCACACTGCCAAGCATCTCGATGGCTTTCTGCATCTCTGCGGTGTCACCCATGGCCACCGTCATGGGATTGTGGATCATCATCATGGACACCGGGCTGACCAGAACTTTTGTACCAGCCATAGCGATCACGCTTGCCGCAGACGCTGCAATGCCATCGATTTTGACCGTGACATTATGCGGATAATCCATGAGCATATTGTAGATCTGGGCAGCCGCCACACAGTCCCCGCCTGGGCTGTTGATCCAGACCGTGATGTCTCCGCTTCCGCCCATCAGTTCCTCTTTGAAAAGCTGGGGTGTGACGTCATCGTCAAACCAGCTTTCCTCGGCGATGGTGCCGTTGAGGAACAGCGTCCGTTCCGCCGGAGCTGTCTCCGTCTCTGCCTGGTTCTTCCACTTCCAGAACTTCTTCATCGGGGTTTTCCTCCTTTCCGTCATTGCTCGTTTCGGTATTTGCAAAAGCCCCGGCGTTTCCAAGCGGGAGCATATTGCCATTGATCAGGTACAAGTCTCCGCCCTCCTCAGCAGGGATGCGGTCCATGTTCTCCAATTCCCGGATGTCGTTGGCGCTCATCCAGCCGTTCTGCCTTGCCGTAGCATAGCCGGTCATCCTGCTGGCATAATCGCCCCGGAGCAGCCCCTCCACGTTGAATTTGGCAAAATACCGTTTCTTTTCCTCCGGGGAAAAAAGCGTCCGCTGGATGGACTGCTCCCAGCGCACCAGCCAGGGTTCCAGCGTGTATTTCACGAACTCCAGCGACTGCTGCTCAATGTTGGAAAAGCTGGATTTTTCCAGGTCGCCCACCATGTGGGGCGGCACCCGGAAGATACGGGCGATCTCATTGATCTGGAACTTCCTTGTTTCCAGAAACTGCGCCTGTTCCGGGGAGATGCCGATGGGCGTGTACTTCATGCCCTCTTCCAGCACGGCAATCTTATTGCTGTTGCCGCTGCCGCCGAAGGTGGATTGCCAGCTTTCCCGGACACGCTGCGGGTCTTTGATCGTCCCCGGATGCTCCAGCACACCGCCAGGAGCTGCGCCGTTGGCAAAGAACTTTGCCCCGTATTCCTCACAGGCAATCGCCATGCCGATGGCGTTCTTTGCCATAGCGATGGGGGAATAGCCCACCAGCCCGTCAAAGCCAAGGCCGGGGATGTGCAGCACATCGGACGGATGCAGCCGGACAAGACTGCCTTTGACCGTAGGCGCGTCATCCATGCTGACGGTGTATTCGTAATAAAGCTGTCCCTTGCTGTCACGATCCACCGTCATCCGGTCCGGCATCAGGGGATAGAGGGCAATGACCTCACCTTTTCCGTTACGGATAATCTGGGCATAGGCGTTGCCCCACAGGAGCAGGTGCGTCATGAGCGTTTCCCGGAACACGAAGGAACTCATCTCCGGGTTCGGCTCGTCATGCAGGAGCAGATACAACGGATGGTCGATGGCTTTCTCCTTGCCACCGTCCTCCTTGTAACGGTAGAGGTGCAGCGGCAGACCTGCCACCGCTTCCGCCAGAATGCGGACGCAGGAATACACCGCCGTCATCTGCATGGCAGACCGCTCATTAACCCGCTTGCCCGCAGTGCTTCCTCCAAAGAAAAAGCTGTAGGCGCTGCCTGCAGTACGGTTCTGGGGCTTATCCCTGGAACGGAAAAGCCCGGAAAAAATACCCATATCGAATCACCGTCCTTTCAGATAAACAAAAGGCCCCGGCTGTCATAAACCGAAGCTCCCGTATCGTTGCCACAGCGAATTGCCCGGTCAAGCCCCATGATGGTGGCGATTGCACCGTCAATCTTCTCTGTGGATTTTTCCTTGTCCGCCTTGATGTTGCCGGCCGGGTCGGTACGGATGAAGATGTTGTCCATCATCCACCGCAGCACCGGGTGTCCGCCGTGGGCGATTTTCTCCTCCAGCACCAGCTTCATCAGTTCCTTGGTCGGCGGGGACATATCCTTAAAGCCCTGCCCGAAGGGAACCACCGTAAAGCCCATGCCCTCCAGGTTCTGCACCATCTGTACAGCGCCCCAGCGGTCAAAGGCGATTTCCCGGATATTGAACCGCTCGCCCAACTGTTCGATGAATTTCTCGATGTAGCCGTAATGGACCACATTTCCCTCGGTAGTCATCAGCGTTCCCTGGCGTTCCCACAGGTCATAGGGGACATGGTCGCGCCGGACGCGGAGGTCAAGGGTTTCTTCCGGTATCCAGAAGTATGGAAGGATGTAGTATTTATCTTCCTCATCCAGCGGCGGGAACACCAGCACAAAAGCCGTGATGTCTGTGGTGGATGAAAGATCCAGCCCGCCGTAGCAGATGCGCCCCTCCAGATCATCCTCGGAAACTGGGAATGCACAGGCGTCCCACTTGTCCATCGGCATCCAGCGGACAGACTGCTTCACCCACTGGTTCAGCCGGAGCTGCCGGAAAGCGTTCTCCTCGCCAGGATTCTGCTGGGCGGATTCACAGGCGGCTTTGACCTTATCAATACCCACCGTAATACCGAGGGAGGGGTTTGCCTTCTTCCAGACCTTGGGGTCCGTCCAGTCCTCATCCTCGGCAGCGCCGTAAATGACAGAGTAGAAGGTGGGATCGACCTTTCGCCCCTCTGCGATGTCAATAGCTTTCTGGTGTACCTCGTAGCAAATGGAGTTGGTGTCGTTGCCCGCTGTGGTGATCAGGAAATACAGCGGCTGCATCCGGGCATCCCCGGAGCCCTGGAGCATGACGTCAAAGAGTTTCCGGTTGGGCTGGGTGTGCAGCTCATCGAAGATCACGCCGTGGGTATTGAAACCGTGCTTGTTCGCCACATCCGCCGAAAGCACCTGGTAGGAGCTGTTGGTGGGCAGGTAGGTGATCTTCTTCTGGGACTCCAGAATCTTTACCCGTTTGGAGAGTGCCGGACAGAACCGCACCATATCCACCGCCACATCAAACACAATCTTTGCCTGGTTACGGTCGGCGGCGCAGCCATACACCTCGGCCCGTTCCTCACCATCCCCGCAGAGGAGCAGGAGCGCCACAGCGGCGGCAAGCTCGGACTTGCCCTGTTTCTTGGGGATTTCAATGTATGCCGTATTGAACTGCCGGTAGCCGTTGGGCTTTAACACGCCGAACAGGTCACGGATGATCTGCTCCTGCCAGTCGATCAGTTCAAAGGGCTTTCCCGCCCAGGTGCCCTTGGTGTGGCAGAGGGACTCGATGAACATCACCGCATAGTCGGCGGCGTCCTTATCGTAGTGCGAGGTCTTCGCCATAAACCTGGTGGGCTTGTATTTTTTCAGCTTCCGCATGGACACCACCTCCAAAATGGCATAAAAATAGCACCGGCTATTTCTAACCGATGCTGATAAAGTTTTTTTGCTTTCATTCAATAAACTGGAAGTTAATGCTGTTTAACAATGGCACACAATTCTTTTACATAGAGATCGGCATGGTTGATGGAAAACTCTCCATGATACATAGCTGGAAGGACATTTAAGCTGCTTTTTTCCAGGGTTTCATGCAGCTTTCTTGCAGAAAGCAAGATACGTTTGTTTTCCCGCTCCCCGACAAACAAATGGATTTCTGCCACACACTCTCCAAGAGACTTCTTCATGAAATACATAGAACTTTCTTGTAAGAACGCAATCATATTTTGCTTCGTAATGCCGCAAGTATCTTGATAATAGTCATTGAAAAGTTCCGGCTTCATTCGAAGTGAACGAAATTGCAGTTTAGAAAACCATTTTTGCCGAATCAACTCATAACAGCTTCCAAATGCCGGCTTAATCAACGAATAAGTTAGCTTGGATGGAATAACCGCTGCGCTCTCGACCATTGCAAAACGGCAAAGGTCTTTTCGCCGAGATAACATTTCAAGTAATATTTGACCGCCGAGAGATAACCCGCCAATCAGCAATACCGAACCTCCAAAGTTCCTATCAATAAAAGAAATGATTTCAGCGGCATTGTCTTCGATTGTTGTGAAATTTTCATCGCTTCCTGCGTGACCATCCAATATCGGGATAATTATCCGAAAATCATTTTGAAGTCGTTCGGACACTTCTCGGTAATTCCACCATGACAAGCCGCCGCCATGCAGAAGAATAATCACATCTCGATTCTGTTTACCGTATTCTTTGTATTGCAACTTGCCTCACCTCACTGCCAATTTCCGATTTGTCTCTATCAAGACATCTTTATTATACAGGAAAATTGTTAGTTTTCAACCAGGCGGTCTTCCCATATGCCGGTGGATCGTTTCAAGAATCTGCTCCTGCTCAGACGGCTTCACTCCGATGGACTGGAGTGCCTGTCTTGTTCCGCAGTCCGGGCAGATAAGCGTTTCGTTGTCCTCTCTGGAAAGCGCCGGAGCGCCGTGGTAGGCCCTGCCGCACAGGGGGCAGACCGCCATCCGGCTCACATCATTATCCTTCATATCCGCATACCTCCCTGCATTTATCGTAGGCGTCAACCAGGACGTTTTTATCAAAGCAGAAGGTGTCGTACCCTTCCAGGCAAATCCTCATGTAGAGATTGCTTGGAATCCCAATCGGCCTGTCCTCATGCATTATGTAGGCAAAAGCTGTCACCGTCCTGCGCTTCCCCGTGCGGATGCCTTTGTACTGAAGCCAGATGTCCCTTTTGTAGTAGAAATTGGGGAATCCCTCATA